AATGATGCCGAACGTTTATGTATAGAAAATGACGAAGATGATAAATATCTAATGACTTTTCAAAATTTTTTATCACGTGTTCCAAAATGGAATGAAAATATTATTGAATCTGAATGTTCTCGCATTATAAGTGTTAGTGGTTGTAACTATTTAGAAGACCTTTTGACTTGTGTTCATATTGCTCAGCTTAAAATATTAACAAGTGTAAGGGTTTCACAAAAACAAAAAAAGATTGACCTAGACATACCAAAACTTTCTACTTTTATCCATCAAGTTTATAGTGTATTTGCTAGAAAACTGTATAAAAATGTTTATTTATTTGAAAAAATAATTACACCATTGCAATATCAAAAAAATATGCGCGAATGTGAGATATTATGTAAAGAAAGTATTTTAGAAGTAATTAGGAATAGTATTCCTGTTGAAAAAATATTGAGATCTTATATTGATGAAACGGTTGATGAAGAAGTTGTTCAAGAAATTGTAGAAAAAGAAGTTGAAAAAGAAGTTGAGAAAGAAAATACAAATGATTCTGTAGAACAAGAAGAAAAAGAAGAAGAATTTAGTAAAACACCTATTTTAAAACTAGAAAAAAATACCGAAGAATTACAATTGGAAACAGAAACAGATAAAACAAAACAAGAAGAAGAAGTGAAAAAAGTTGATAGCAATATAGATAATGATGAAGAACTGAAGGATGATATACGTGATGTAGGAATATCATTTAATGATGTGGATAGTGTATTAGATATGGGAACAAATGTGGAAGAACGTGTTGATGCTCCAAAAACAATTGAACGTCTTGAACAAATTAGTGAAATTAATAATCAACGAAGAAAAGAAGAAGAGGAAGAAGACGATGATGATGATAATTTAGAAATTTTTGATGATAATAATATTGATTTAGATATAAGCGATGTTCATGATTTATCTAAAGAATTAAGAGTTGAAGCACCTCCTTTATTAGATGACATTGAAGTTTTAAAATAAATACAATTGCGTAAAATAATAAATAAAAACATAATTAAAAATATTAAATGGAGCAGTCTATATTCATTACGGCTGGTATAGTATCTTTCGTATATTTAGTTATAAAATATCTAGAAATGAAATTTATATTGAAAGAAGTGAGGCCTATGAAACTATTAATGAGAGACACGATTATTGTTTATTTATCAGTAGTTTCTGGTAGTTTTGTAATTGATCAATTTAGTGGGACAAGCACAATTATGAAGAAAGCACCTGAAATTTTTACAAATGAACCTGCTTTTTAATTATTCATATAATTATCATCAACATATATCGTAATAGCAGATATACTTGATATGTAAATTACATAACCAATAATAATCAAAGGATAAAATATCATTTTTAATACATTATGATATTTTATTTTAAATTTAATCAATTTATACATAGCAAGGTATATCATCTATGTTAATTACATTCTTTAATTTTCGTTTTTGAATTTTCTTTTTACTTATTTTAAATATATCAAAAATAGAATTGTTAATTTCATTATGAGGTTCGCAATGATGAACTGTTCTAGCAATCATTTTATATAATTTAAAATCAGGATATCTTTCATGCCCATTTTTTTTATACAATATATTTTGATTTTTATCATCGCGAGTCCATTTTATAATTAATTTTATTATTTCATTATCAATTGTATGTTCTTCTTTAAAATCATCTATAAAATAGTCATATAACGAACAGCCTAATCTACATAAATCAAAACTTTTATTAGGCAATATTTCTGGTTTATTATAGTTTCTATAAGGTTCAAAATTATATTGATTTGATGCGTCTTCTTTAAAATTATAACTATCACAACATAATTGTTTTCCCTTAAATTTATAAATTGCTCTACCAAAATCAATTATTTTAAAAATTTTTCCAAATGTGGGTATTTTGTAATACTTACTGTCGTATTTTACATAAATAAACATTTTTTCTGTTTTAACATACATTATATTATTTGTATGTAAGTCATTATGTGTAAAATCAAAACATTTTTGATACGTTATTAAAATGATTAATACTTGTATAAAACATGATTTCCATTCCAAATCTGTCATTTCATTGTTTTCTATATAATTATCCAATGTTTCATACATATGTTCCATACATATAATTTGTACTGGAAAATTATAAATTACACAGTTTACATTATCATCTGTTGAACTAGAATATTCAGATATATCACTGTTAGAACAACTAACAATTGAATTATCGCTATTTTCAGTTTCTTCTTCATCACTATCATCAGTTAATTCACTGTCATTATCTTGATCACTATCACTTTCATCTGTTTCACTATCTGTTAGTGCTTCTGACATAATAGATGATGTTTCTGTATTACTTGATAAATCACTATCGCTCCTTTTTTTATTTTTTATTTTTTCATATACCAAATTATCACATAAATCAATATCATTTAACGTATTTAATTTTTCCAAATTTTCAACCGTTAATTCAAATACGTTATCAAATGAATCATTATCTATATCATCTATTTCTAATGTTTCATTACTATCTTCCATAACAATTTTTTCACGATATTTACGAGTATCATCATCTAACAAAGAACTATCAAAATTATCTAATTTAAATATTACATCTTTATTTTTATGAAAATATTCGGATTGATGTAAATAATCCAAATCATCGTATACATTGACATTAAAATCTTTTTGTATACCTAAAAATGAACCATAGTAATCATTGCCAAATATAAAATTATGATTATTTAGTAACTTACTACTTAAAAAACTAAAAAAACCATCTACATAAGATGTATTATTTGAATCATAAATTTTTTTTAAATGATTATCTTTTTTTGAATATTGTTTTTCAATACTTGGGTTTAGATTTGAATTTTTAGTTAGATTCTTATATTTCCCTGTTAGGAATTTCAATGGATTTAATAATGGTGAAAATTTAAAAAAAGATATTTTATTTAATGATTCTTTTTTTTCATTTTCAACATTTATTAAAAAAAAATTTGATTCATGTGTATCTTCTATCGTTGAGATTGAATATTTACTATTTAAATTAATTAAATTGTAATTATTCTTACTTAATTCAAAAAATTCTGAATATATTGGTATATAATTTTGAACTTTTGAAAACCCGTTGTCTTCTAATTGACTAAATAATATATTATTGTTATTTTTCTTGTAATACAAAGAAAACATACGATTTAATGATAATATAATTTTTACATTTAAACCAATACTTTAGTAATAGATTAATAAATATTAATTAAATTAATAAATAATTATTAATTTAATAAATAATAATTAATTTAATTAATATTAATCTTATTCGTTTTACTTTATTAATTAATATAACAATGATTTATATATGAATTTAGAGTTAAAAAAGTTTAATATGAAAAATATAAAGTTTAATTTGGATGATTCGAATGGTCCGGTAATTGTATTAATTGGAAGACGTGATACTGGAAAAAGTTTTTTAGTTAAAGATATGTTGTATCATCATCAAGATATTCCTATTGGTACAGTAATATCAGGAACAGAAGCGGGTAATGGTTTTTATGGTAAATTGGTACCTAAACTTTTTATTCATGATGAGTATAATACAGCTATTATTGAAAACATTTTAAAAAGGCAAAAAATAGTGATAAAACAAATTAAAAAAGAAAGAAATGCTTATGGTAAGTCGAGTATTGATCCTAGAGCATTTGTGATATTAGATGATTGTTTATATGATAATACATGGGCTAGAGACAAATTAATGAGATTATTATTTATGAATGGTAGACATTGGAAAATAATGTTAGTCATTACAATGCAGTATCCATTGGGTGTTCCGCCTAATTTAAGAACAAATATAGACTATACGTTTATTTTAAGAGAACCATATATTAATAATCGTAAACGAATCTATGAAAACTTTGCTGGTATGTTTACAACATTTGAAAGTTTTTGTCAAGTAATGGACCAATGTACTGAAAACTATGAATGTTTGGTTATAGCAAATAATGCCAAATCAAATCGTTTAGAAGACCAAATATTTTGGTATAAGGCATCCGCTCATAATGATTTTAAATTAGGAGCAAAAGAATTTTGGGAAATGTCTAAGGGGTTAGGGTCTGATGATGAAGAAGAACAATATGACCCTAATGCTGTTAGAAAAAATAAAGGACCGCGAATAAATGTAAAGAAAAATAGATGGTAATTCATTCATAAAATTATAGAAAATATAAAATTTTCTATAATTTTATTATGGTTTATAATTTTCAAATGTTATATTTAATCTTTCTTTTTACGAACAATGTTATCACCTTCAAACAATGCTTTTTTAATATTATCTGAACTTTGGTCGTCCAATTCTTTCAAATCATTTTCCATGGTATTATTTACACCCACCAAGTTTCCTTGATTATCTAGTCTTTGTGTCAGTTTATTACCACTTTCTCTAGCCAACTTAACATTTTCTTCAATTGCCTTTCTTTTTGTTTCTTGAATACGTTTCTCAAATTCTTGTTTTGCCTTTGCTTCATTTAAATTCTTTTCATGCATCAATTGATTTAGTTCATCTTCCAAATATTCTACACGTCCAGTTTTATACGCTTCTGGCTCCCAAGGCATCCAAACACCTACAGGTCCCACATATACATTATGATTTGGGTCTACTTCTCTTAACAACTTACATCGTAATTCCGCTTCTTCTTGAGTTGAATAAGAACCTCTAACCTTTAATCCTCTAACACTTGTTTGGAAATTATTTTGTTTATTAAATTGGTCATCTAATTCATTTTCATTATTATCCAAAAAGGTTTTATATGAATCATAAATATCTGTAGTTTTCAAATCTTCTTTTTCACTTTTCACAAATTCTTGCATATCCGACATTAGTGTTTCAAAATTAAGATTATATTTATAAGACAAAAAATTTAAGAATTGAGAAAATTTCTCCATAGATTTAGA